GGCGGCGAGAAAAAAGAAGTCACCTTCCCTGCCGGTACGCGTGTTCTGTTCCTACGCCTCAGTCCGATCTACACACAGTTTGCCCGCAGTTCCTACAACAGTGAGGAGTCCACTCAATCCACTATCGAACAGAACCTTCGTTCACATCCCAGTTACATCGGATTGATCCATGCCCGCCGTTTCAATTGGTACGATGTAGTCGAAGTACCTCGGGGGGGATTCGTCGCGGATGAGAATCTTCCTTTCCAACCGGAAGAAGGTGTCAAGATTGATAATACCATGGTGCGTAAGATGGAGAAGCAGACCACGAACTCAAGTTGTATCGCCCTCAACTACGATATCTTTCGCGAACTGTATGATATCGACCTTCAGCGAAAGCCTGACGACGAAAGCCAACAAGAACTTGGCGAACTCTAATGTATCTCGATTCCCGCTGCTCACCCGGCGGGAATCTTTGTTTTTCTCTTTTCCAATATACGGACATTTCTCACCCCAATTAACACTATCTATTATGATATCCTATTTCAATCCCCCACACCCCCTGAATAAAAAAAGAGGGAACATAGAAGCGAGAGTTTTGAAAAGAAAACTTTTCATAAAGTACGTCCAACTGTCCAACAGTCCAACAAGAAAAAACATTTTAAAAAGTAAAAGCCTGTAGGATAGTAGTATATATATATCCTACACATCTGTTGTTTTGTAGGACGCTGTTGGACGTGTTGGATTTACCTCTCTCTACTATCCAACATTGAAAATTACGCTCTGTCCAACAAAAATGTGTTTTGTTGGACGTGTTGGACGTCCTCCAACATAAACTTTAGTTGAGTAAATTTGCATAACTAAATAGAAATCAGTAACTTTAGTTTTGATTCAAACCCCATGTTGGACGGTTGGACAGTTGGAAGCAAAAACGAATAAAAACTATTTCAAAAAAATAATAAGAGAAAAAGCCATGATTACCACCAGTATTCAAATTGAGCCATACCTTGCAGAATATCTTCGCGGAAAATTTAACAATGGTTCTGATGAACCTTTTCGTATTCCCGACAATACGGACCTGTATCACATCATATGGACATTGATGGCTAAAAGGCGTTCAGATCAGTCACCCGTCGACAATGGCAATTTGACTTTTATCCTCCCCGAACGGCGTATCGGGAAAGATCCTTTAGTTTATAATTACCTCTCTTCAAGATCAGCCAGGATCATAGAAATTGAAATACGTCGTATGTTTAACCGTGAACTTCATTCTGTAATGGACGAAAACGATCAGAACGGACACGAATTTAACAATCTGGATATAGTTCATAATTTCCTGTGTTCTTATTGTATAGAGAGTATATCTGAAGATGCACTTTTAAAGAACTTCTATCGGTGGCGTGAGAATATTCGTAAGAGAAAACGACGTCGGGAATATAAAAAGAAGTTAAAAAACGGCTGAAAAATCACCGACCAGACTATGCTTTTTGTCCCAAAATGGCGGACAAAATGTCCTATGTGTGGCGAACTTGTTGATTATAAATTAATTATGTTAATTATGAAAGAACTATCCATTATCATTTCAGTAACTCCGAAGAATAAAATGAAGAAATCATCTTATACCTTCATTGCTGATCCGTTTGACTTTAGTTACACTATCGAAAAAACATCTGCAGGTAATTGTTTTAATTGTGATAAAGATATCACCATAGAATTACCCGACTCTGATATAGTACGTGAATTTTCTGTCACGCGCCAGGTGATTGTACATCTCCGTGATTCTTCTGATCGTATTATTAATCTCGGAACAACAGATATCCCGGCATCGGTAACTATAATTCCGTACCTTAATACTGCAACTCTTAATATTGTGTGTAAGATGCTCCGTTCTCCTTTTATTCCATAAAGACACGGTTTACCGTCCTTCATAGCCTTCTGTTCATCCTCTATCTTCGCTGAAAAGATATTCAGATGAACAGAACTTATCTTCGCCAGCTTCTTCTTTCAAACAAACTTCTTATCACCGCAGAGGGTTATACCTCCGCGATGATGGAATGTTTTCCATTGATCTCGGCTGACCGTCCGTTACCGGGAGCATTTTTCTTTAATGAAAATCCTCCTACCTATCAAGAGCTTTCAAAAAAAGCCTTATCTAAACTTCTTAAGAGTATCGAAACTCATGCTGAAGCCCAAGGTATCAATATAACAGATGACTTCTCTTCTGAAGAGTTGCCTGAAGGCAGTATAGCTTATCACCGTATCTGGGGAATTGTAACCTCTTCATCTTGTTGGTATTTCTCAAGCAAACAATTTGAACAGGATCTGATAGCTGCCGAATCCAATCCGGCCATTGCTACCCATTTCTTACATATTAATACGCCGGGTGGTGAAGCCTGGTACCTTGATCGGCTATCTGAAACAATAAGTTCCCTTAAAAAGCCAATCGAAGTATTGATCGAGCGATGTTGTGCTTCTGCCGGATATTATATTGCATGTCATGGTACCAGAATCAATGCACTTACTCAGAATGATTCCATTGGTTGTATTGGCACTATGACGGATTACTGGGATTTCTCGTCCTATTATGAAAGTCTTGGAGTTAAACACATTACAGCCAAATCCAACTATTCCGATTTGAAAAATAAAAAATATGAAGACCTGCGTGCCGGTAATAAGGAACAGTATATCAGTGAAGAACTGGATCCACTTGCCGAACAGTTTATTTCCGAAGTGAAACGTTCCCGGACTAAACTGACTGAAACTGATCCCTCTGAAGATAATCCGATCTTCAGGGGAGAAACGTTCGATGCAACTCATTCTGTAACTAACGGTCTCATTGATAATATCCTCACTCTTCCTCAAGCTATTTCCGAAGCATACCGCCTCGGACAGGAATATCTCGACAATGAGGAACTCAAACAGCGTGCTCTCAGCTATGTATAATTAATAATTTCTTATCAGTATGAATGTAAAAGAAAAAATTCAAACCGTACTCCAAAAACTTAAACTCTTCGATAAAGCCAAGGCCAATACCTTGACTAATGAGGATTGGCAATCTATTGTCAACTCATACCAGCAGGAGTATAAGGTAACTCTTCAGGACGATATGGCAGCCGAACAAGCTGCACAGCAGAATCCTCTTGATCAGGACGCGTTAAACCAGGCACAAGCTATTCTTGCCGGAATTGTTTCAGGAGTTTCTACCAGTGAAGATCAGGAAAGTTCTGACACTCAGCAAGAGAACCCGAAGACACCAGAGTCATCATCAACTCCGGCTACTCCTGAAACACTTGTTAAATTGACTCAAACCGTCAGTGACCTTGTTTCCACTATGAAAAGTCAGGCCGCTGCAGATATTCCTTTATCTGAAGCTCGTGTTTCAACAATTGGTTTCATGGGTCCGGCAAGTACTTCTAAGTATCTTTTCGGTGTTGAAAATTCTATGTTCTCCATGGATTATCGTTGGAATAAGATTACCGCTAATCCTCGCGCGGCATCCAGTCTCGATGATGCTGACGAAGAAACAGATGGAGTCACTTTCCGAAAACAGGCTGTTGCCTATTCACGTTCTTTACAGAAACGTTACAACTATCTGCATGCCAATAGCATGCTTGACCCCAAACGTCTTGCTGCCGGTGAGTTTGTTACAAACTATGAAGGGGTCAATACTGCAGGTGTAGGAAATCAGCATGTAGTTCTTCGTCAGGATTATCTGATAGCCCGTGTATTGTCTAAACGTGATCTTACGCAGTACTTCCCCGTAAGATATGGTATTCAAGATCATGACCTTGTTTTCAACGCCTTCTTCTCTGAGGTTTCCCAGGCTTATCAGGTTGGTGAGATCTGGAAAGGTGATATGAAACTCGAGAATGAGATGGGGCATGTAGACGATGCAATGATCAAGATAAAGTTTGGGCCCATGAAAGAGCTCGAACGTATGTATATCGCCTATCTTAATAAAGAAGGATCCGATCCTATTAAGTGGTCTATGATTGAGTTCTGTATTCTCAATTCGCTTGAGACTGCTCAAGTAGAACAAAACAAACGTCGTATGCGCGGTATTTATGTGAAACCGAAATCTGGTGTTCCGGGAAGCTACTTAAACGCCGGTACCGGAATTCTGTACACCTTACTCCGCTATGTTCACGAGAATAAGTTGTTGTTGCATGATAATGAATCTTATCGTTCTTATACTTCAGCTGATATGCTTGAGTCCGTTCAGGAGTTTTGTTCCGATGTTGTTGCGTCTTGTACAGAAGATATGGATCTGGACAAACATGTTCTTTATCTGAATAAACTTCATCAACCTTGGTGGATCAAAAATATTCGTGATACGTATCGAAAAGATACTGACTTTACAGGTCCCGATAGTTATCTCAATACGGTTCCTGACACCTCCATCCGTATCATTTGGCTGCCATATCTGGGGCAACTGCCTTTCATGATGATGGACGTTCCTGGAAACCTTCAGTTTATTGAATATATTCCGGGTGAGATGTTTGCCATTAAAGCAAAGGAAGACATGGAACTTGTGAAAGCATGGTCCACTTGGAAAGAAGGTACGGCAGCTGCTTTCCTTGGACGTCGTTTTGATTCTTTTGAAAAAATGCAGGCAAACAATTATGAATGGCAGCAGATTTTTATGAATAAATTTTCTGTTGACTTGGCAGCTGATGCTACCACAGTCGATGCAAAGGCTGGCTTTTGGCAAATTACTGTCGAGAATACCAAAGAGACTGCCATAACCGATATCACCGGTGCAAAAAAAGGTGTCGCTTATGTTATTGAGTGTGGTAATACAACCAATGCCACCACAATCGCGAAATCTGAAAAGTTCAAAAATATCACTGAGGCATATACTCCAACCAAAGTTGGCGATTATATAATGGTGATTCTCGATGACGAAGGAAACTTCCTCGAACTTGAACGTCAGGTAGGAGGCAATCGTAAGGTCAACGCAGCACTCCAACCGAACATTCCCGGCGTGCGATAGTCCATTTTTCATGTGTGTTTTAATAAGTTAGTTGTTTGTGGGCGGGTTTTATGGCCCGCCCTTCTTTTTAAATGAAAATTTTATGAAAGCAAGAAAAATTTCCAATCCTTATAAAAAGGGTAACGAGTACGCTCGTAAAGTGTCTGTCAGGTTCTTCCTCTCATTGATGATGCTCCTGGCTATCGTCTTTGTTGTTGGCATGTTTATGGACCCGGACTCATTTTTATGTATCTCCGGTTTTGGTGGTACATCATTGGCTACTATGATGATCATCGGTGATGTGGGTGATGTTTCGGATCGCCAGAC